GATTTTATGAGTCAGTGGTCTAATCAGCATACAGCACTTGTACCAACGATAGCTTCATTTGAACAGCGTAGTGATTTTGATGCAAAGGAGATCAGTGGTGCTACAGACCCAATGATGGGTAGGGCAACCTCTTCTACAGAGTCAGGACTCGCTGTACAGACTCGTATTCGTCAAGGTATGAATACTTTAATGGAACAAATGGAGAACTTAGACACTTGTAAGAAGAATACACTAGAAATGGCTATTGAAAATATGCAACAGTATTATTCAGTAGAAAAGATACAAAGAATTATTGGAGCTGAGTTTGATCAAGTTGAGCCTGAAGAACAGGCAGAAGTAAATCAAATTATCGGCAAATTTTTGGACAACTTCTCAAATATGGAGTTTGATGTGGTCTTAGATCAAGGTCAAAATACTCCAACAATGAGAGCGTTAATGGCTAACCAAGTCGGGGAATTAGTACGCAATGGGTACGCTAGTTTATTCCCATTGTTTGTTGAACTATCCGACATGGAAGCATCCGATGAGATACTGGAGAAATTTGAGCAGGAACGCCAAGCTCAAGTCCAGTCACAGCAACAACAACAAAAACCCCCACAAATGAGTGGAGAAGGAGTAATGCAATAATGAATGAATCTAAGTTTCAATATATTGATGAGGAAAAGGAACTAACTGGTGAAGAGTATAGCGACTCTGAAGTAGAAGAATCCCCGACCAATGATGAGACTGAGGTTGAAGCAGAATCAACCGAGACCCCTGAGTCAGAAAAGCAAAAGCTACAAGTAGGCGACAATCAATTTGATTCCGTTGAAGAGCTTTTAAAGTTTGCTGAAGAAAGGGATAAGTCTTATACTAACTTACAAAGCCTAAACGGCAGACAAACCAATGAACTTGGTGATTTGCGAAAGATGGTAGAAGAATTGCAGACATCTATACAGCCTCAAGAAGAGCCTGAAATAGAGCCTGAGTTTGACGAATATGACCCTGCAAAGCAAAAAGAGTACATTGAGTTTATGGCTGCTAAAAAAGCACAGGATATAATAGAACAGCGTTTTCAAGCTGAAGAAGCAAAGAAAGCTGAGACAGAGTATAATAGTGCTATGGATGCTATGATGAATGATTTTATCGAAGCACATCCAGAATTAGGTCAAGATGAGTTAGCAAAGATTGCTGCTTTTGGCGATGAAAGGGGCATCACCTTTATAGAGGATGCCTATAATGTTTGGAACATTCAGAATCAACCCGTTAAGGATTCTGCAAACCCAGAGATAGACAAAGCTGAAAAAGCAACGGAAGCAACAAAGATACCGACCACACTGTCTAATGTTAGTACAGGAAACGAGTCGGACACAGACTACGATAGTCTAACACCAGAGCAATGGGCAAATCTATCTCCTGAAGTTCGCAAGAAAGCCTTAATGGAGGTTAATTCTGGATTTTAATTAGGAGAATAAAATGGCTACAGTTTCACATAAAGAAGGCCCTTTTGATTCATCTTCTGGTTACGGAAATACATCTCCACAAACCGATGCAATGCCTGGTGGCATAATGGCTGCAATGATCGACTGCTCTGTACAAAACTTAGCAAGTTCTGATGTTTGGCAAGCTATTACAGTACCTGCAGGTTCTATTGTTGTCGCAGTCGGAGCTGTAATTCTTACTGCTGAAGGTGGTACACTAACTATAGATGTTGGTGATGGTGACGATCCAGATGGATATTTAGATGGTTCTAATGGTAATACTGCATCAGCATCTTATAGTAGTATAAATGGAACTACTGGTTACAGTGGTGGAAGATACTACGCAGCAGAAGATACCATTGATGTCTTAGCAAATAATGCAGCAGATGCAGCAAAGATTGTTGTCTGGTGTAAATTCTTCAAAACTAATCTTAACTAATAGGAGTCTATAATGGCAGCAAATTGGGCATCAGGCCTACAGGTTTCACGATGGGCAAAAGAACTCCAGAGTGAAATTAGTAAAGGGGTTTACTTTAGTAAATTCATGGGTGAAGGACCAGGAAACGCTATTCATGTTAAGCAGATGGAAGAAGGCAAAGGTAAAGATGTTACTTTTGGTTTTGTTTCTCAGCTTACAGGAAGTGCAATTACTGGTGATTCATCATTAGAGGGAAATGAGCAATCGTTATCTACCTACTCAAATACAGTTAGTACTAATCAAAAAAGATTAGCTGTAAGAGATACAGGTAAATTTACGAACTCTAAAGTGCTTTATGATTTCAGAAGCACTTCCCTAGATCTTCTTAAAACACAGTACGCAGAACTTATCGATGCTGATATTTTCTCTGCACTATCTCCAACAAGTGGTACTCATGCGTATTACAGAGCAGATGCTTCTGCTTCTGTTTATGCTTCAAGTGATCCAAAGGCAGATTTAGATGATGGTGATGATATTACTTTAGCTGATATTAGTGCAATGAAAACACTTGCTCAGATAGGTGGTGCAGCTAACTACAGAATGAGACCAATTCGTGTAGACGGTGACGACTATTATGTATTGGTAGTGCATCCTGAAGTTGCTTACGACCTATTTGAATTAGATGAGTTTCAGCAAATTCAGCGTGAAGCTCAAGTTCGTGGTGATAGTAATCCATTGTTTAAAGGTGCTTTAGGTATCTACAATGGAGTTGTAATTCACGCTCACGAAGGTGTTCATATTGGTTCTAATGCAGGCTCAGGTGGTAATATTGAATTTGCTAGAAACCTTTTTATGGGCGCACAAGCAGCTTGTTTTGCAGAGTCCTCTGATATGTTCTGGGTTGAAAAGACCTTTGACTATGGAAACCAACTTGGTATTTCAGCATCAAAGATCTATGGTGTAGACATTTCAGATTACAATAATAAAGATGTTGGTGTAATTCAATATCTTTCATCAAGGACTAATCTGTAATCAATAACCTAGAGGGGGACTAACCTCCCCCTCTTTATTGGAAATATTATGACCTTATCAGAAATAACAACAGAAGTCAGAAATATTACAGGTGTAGACTCTACATCTGTTTTAGCTGATTCAATCATACATGACCTCATCAATGAAGGTCATTTTCAGCTTTGTGATGAAGCTAATTTATTACAAGGATATGCAACTCGTAATTCAGTTATAGATCAGAGTGAATATCAAATGAAAGATAGTAATACATTAGTTACAGACTGGACATTAAATCAGAATAATTTAGATGGTGCAATCAGCACAAGTCTATCATTAGAGTCAATGACTCGTATATATAGAGTAGATTATGATGGTAGCATTTGTCAAAGAATTGGTATCAATGAAATCAATGATATTGCAGATGATTCTTCATTAAGTAATATTACTACAGATAAAGCATTTTATATCCATGAGGATAAATTAGGAATATTTCCTACTCCTACTGAAGTAAAAGAAATAAAAGTATATTATTATTATGTGCCACATAAAATGTTTATTGATTCTACAGTTGATGTTTCAAGTGGTTCTACAGATGTAACGATGGATTCAACGGCTGATGTTAGACCAGGTATGTCAATAGTAGGTGCAAATATTGCAGATAATACTATTGTAAGAAATATTACTAATTCTACTACTATCGTTATTACAGCTAATGCTACAGGCACAGCATCTAATCAATCGGTTACTTTTGGTAAACCAGAGATAGATGAGCGTTATCAAAGAATATTAATTTACTATCCTTGTTGGAGAGTTTCAGAAAGACTTAGAGACTTGAATTTAATTTCATATTTTAAAAATGAATGGTTAGAGCAAAAACAACGAGTAATACTTGAAAGACAGTCCAGAGATGGAAGTACAGTTCTAACTGTTCCATATAACGACTTTTAATGGCTAGAAAAACTATAAGAGATTTTTCAGGTGGCTTAGTAAGCTATCAATCTGAGTTTGATATCTCAGATAGTCAATTCCAAAAGTTTGATAATGCTATCAATACTAAGCGTGGTAGTATTACAAAAGTAGGTACAAGTAGTGCTAAATCAGCAGCTATTACCACTATTTATGATAAAAGCACTGAATTTATTCGTTATCGTACTGAAAAAGATGGTAGTGGTAATGATAAAAGCACTGAATGGTGGGTAGTATCTAATGCTGATAAAGTATATAGAGCTAGTGTAGAAGATGGTACTTCAGGTTCTTGGTCTACATTAAATACTTATTCTACTTTAGGAAGTGAACTAATTACGAATGGTGCTTTATCTTCTAGCAGTTCTTGGACATTTGGTACTGGATGGGTATTTAATGCAGGTGAGCCTCCATCTGTACCTGCTCATGTTTCTTATACACTTAGCTCTGGTGAGGGTGCATTATCTCAGACCAATGCTAATATGGCAGGTAGTTTAGAAAAAAATAAGATTTATAAATTACAATTTACAATTTCAAATATAGGAGGTGGAGCAAAAGTAGATCTAAAAGTTCAAAGTGCAGATCTTAGTGAAACATATATTGATACGACACGATTAGCTGCAAGCACACATACTTTATATTTTTCACCAAAAACAAGCAACGCAGGTATTGCATTTTACTCAGTTACTTCATCTGAATATTCTAGTTATAGAATTGATGATATTTCTGTTAAACAAGCTCCTAGTAATGACCTTTTAGTGCATAATCAAATTTTACGAATCAGTGATGGTGCTTTTTTAAACGACCCTAAATGGTATGGACATATTAAAAGAGATGTTTTTGGTCAAGGATTAACTTTATCTCATTATCGTTGGAGAACACCTCCAATGGCTGCTTCATTAAATAACTGGTTTCTAAAAGATACAGAACTTACTCCTCCTGTTGTAGTACCAATGAAGTACGCATTCGATCAGAATAATGATATAAATGCAGTCAATGAAGTAGGTATATTTGTATATTT